GTTTTATAAAAAAAATTTAGTAAACATCTTGTAGGTCTGTTCTTGACCTTACCGTTAGTAAGGAAGGAACACAAATCCTCCAGCGGATGAAGCTTTAGTAGGGTAAAGCCTTCTTTCAATCTTTCTGACCTTCTAGTTATACTAAAAGTACAGTTAAAGATTTCGTCGAACGTGGGGAAACGCTCAAGATTAAAATCCTCGAGGGTCTCAGCTCCCATTCGAATTAACCATTCGAAAGAACTTGCTTTTGGTTTTACTCCTAGCTTATCCAAAAGGAATGTGTGTACATCCTTACAGACGGAGTAGACTGCTCTAGAGCATCCAAGTGATGCCCAAGCTATCCCAACTGATGACGCAGCTAACTCTGGTAATCCAAAGCTACGTTCAGGGAAGATGAAATGCGCTAGCAAATCTTCGTCCAATCTAAACGGTTGCATCATTATGTTCGAGTAACCTAAAACCTTAATATGGTTAAGGGTATCTGAAATTTGAGATTTCTTGTCATTCAATTTAGCATTGAAATATTCTAGTGCCAGTTCGGCAAGTCTCCTTAAAAAGTGGTGGCCTTGTTCTTGAAACAATCTTTCGGGCATAACAACAATGCTGTCGTCGCCTTGAACTTTAATCATAAAGTTCTCAGATTCAATATTAACTCCAAGTCTGCTTAGTAGAGTTAGTAGCATAATGGCGTTAACAAATGAGTCAAGTAATTGAGTTTGTTGAAAACCTGAAGCAATTCCGTTTCTAGTCCAAATATATTTTGAACCGTTTGGAAGGCAAATGGGTGTGTGCTTAATTGAATAAGTCATCCAATCCCAAAGGTTTTCTAAACGTTCTGGTTCAGTTTTTGAATTAGGATAGAAGTTCGTTGGAACGTATCCTTCTTCAAATGTAAAGTATGATCTCCAGATCTTATGGACGTCATCGATCACTTCGTGTAGTGCTCGCTTGTCAAATTGACTCCAGTCAGTCGAGAGAACAGTATTAAATTTTGAGTTCGAGTGGAACTGTTTGTAGATCCTTCTCCAACCTCCTTTAATCATAACAGAATCCCATAGTAATGGTGATCCTTTTTCTTTAAAATTAAAGTTATTTAAATACTCTGCTTGTAATGGATAAATGAAGTGCTGTTCTGCTTGAAGTAAAAGTTTTGGAACTCCAAAGACTGCTCTAATTTTATCTTCCTCATGTTGCTCAACAACGTGAGATCTTGAATGTAAGTTCGTAAATTCGTATGGAATTGGAACCCCATCTTTTGTCCAGAATTTCGGGTCACGGTCTTTAATTAAATGGATTAACAATCTGTTTCTTTCGAAAATTTCATCATATAGATTATGAAATGATCGTCTTGAATCAGAAATTATTCCTTCGGCCTGCTTTTGACGTAAAACGTCAGTTACTCCAGATTCATATGACCAAGGTGCTTCCGCGCTTGTACTTAAAGTCCAGGGGTAGTATCTCAAGTCAGGATAATGAATTGGCCTTAACTTATGGCTAGGGCGAAAAAGTTTTTCCGTAACTCTTAAGGCTCTTAAATAATGTATGTCTCTTTTAACTCGATGAATCGGCTGTTCATATTGCATGAAATCGGCAATTAACTTGTCGGGTGTCGAGCTTGATCTTCTCTTATTCAAGGTCGCTTCAACTGTTTTCTGCGAACAGTGTGCAGTTATAGCGGATAGTACAATCCGTTTGCGATTGTATATCATGTTTTGAGACCAATGTCCAGGTTGTGAGGCCTTTCGCATCAGTTTTAAGATTGATCTTGAAACTTGTCCTGCATATCGTAGGTTCTTAGTTTCGTAAGACATCGTCTTTTGGTTCCTGGTGTTGGAACGTGCAAAGCTTTTCGTGGAAA